CTGCTGATGCGAGGGCGGCCGGCGCCGGCCGGGGCGGGCCCCCCTTTTGTTGTGTGCCAGCTCTTTCGATTTCAACACGTTTGAGGTACACTGTGTCCAGCACTCTCCTGGGGAATTTTATGAGCCTGACGTAACATTTAATTTGCTTGCTATTTCTGGAGCTTACGTACCGAAAGTCGTTAAATGTTCCATATAGGAGCCCTTTTTGATCTTTATGAGATGCAGCTGTTGCACAAAGAGCGGATAGCGTTCATCACTGTTTCCCATGCAATACCCGCCGCATAACCGTTTTTCTTTTGGTAGCTGTCCCAAAACTCCCGCATGGAGGCGTTTGCTCCGATTTCGTCCAAAATACGGCGGTACTCTGGCAGAACCCTTTCGCTTTCCCGCTTGCGACAGGTTGCTTTAAGCGCGGTGGCAAGCACTTTTGTATCAATCTTCATTCCCGCATTCTGCAAGATGTATAAATCGTAAAAATCCCGCAGACGGGTATTAAAAACTGTTCGCGACAATACCGTTTCGATTTTTTCTGCGAGCACCGTCTCAAGAGTGTACGCCCATAGGGAAATATATCGCTGCTCAAACATCAGCTTATAGTGATATGTAATTTCGGCGGGTGTTATCGCGTCCCCCGTCGATATGTCAATTTTCAGCGGGATTGTTGTCGTATCTAAAAACGCGTCGAGAGAAAGTCGCACACCGCCATATTCCGCTTCGTCCATGATATTTGAAACGTCTTTGATGGAAAAGCGGATATTGTCGTCAATTTCTACTGCGGCGATTTCCTCTACAATCTGTTTTGCGTGTTCTAAATCAAGGGGCAGATTACGGATTGTTGTATCAATGTCCATTGTTGCCCGATTTTGAAGCCCCACCATAGCGGAAACAAGCATACCGCCCTTTAAAATAAAATTGTCTTTATACTTTGAAAGAGCGACACGTTCTAAAAAGCGTTCCATGGCGTAATTACGGATTAGCAGTTGCGATTTGCCGCTGTCGCCCTTTGCCATGTTGCGGATTAAATCTTTTAGTTGTTTTGAGGTTTTAATCATTAGAATAATACCCCCATTGTCTCCCGGATCTTCTTTTCCAGGCGCATAGCCTTTGCATACTCCATAAGGCGGTTAAGGTTTTTATCTTTTCGTTTCATATACCCGGTTACAGCATAGTTAAAAGCAGAAACATCCATTTCAGACCGTTTGCGGATACTATCGCAAATGGTACGCTCCATATCGTAAACAGCAAGCGAATATCCCGCCGGGGAAAGCATATGACAAACGCCCAGTGTGTGCCATTCCTTTTTTACATACACAATTTTGACGCCTTTTTCCGCAAGTATCGGGCTATTATATTTCGCGGGTACTGTTACCGTAAGCGGCGTTGGCTCCATTTCCGCGAGATCATGCAGATACAGCGCAGTCTCATGGGAATATACCGCTTTGGGGATTTGGGCTTGCAGCAGATACATTTCATCAGCCCACGCAGAGGGCGAAAGATAAATCCCATGCGCCGCTTTTTCTAGTCCTGCGCTCTTCGCATATTTGTAAAAAGTTTCTTTGGAAATACCAGCGGCGACAACATCAGCCGTTTTCACAATACCGTTGTTTTCCGCAAGCAGTTTTTCAATCGCATTCTGCTTCAAAGATCTCACCAACTTTCATACGGATATTATATAAAAAAGACCGTGTAAAAGTCAACTGCATTTTGCTATATTTTAAGTGACATTTCATGCGCGGAGCCTAATATAAGCACCATTGCTGAGTTCACGGCAGTAGCGACCCTGCTATCAGATTACGCTCGGGATCTAATAAGGCTCCGATACTTTTTATATTTTCGACATTAGTTCATCCGTTGTCAATCCAAAACAGGCGGCCACACGGCTTACCGTCCTATACGGGGCATTGGTTAGCGAAGCAACTCCGATTTCATATTTATGATACTGCTGCCATGTGATGCCTACTTCTTTAGCTACTTGGTACTTTGTCATCCCTTTTGATTCCCGCAATTCTTTAAGGCTCAATTGAATAGCTCCCTCCATGCTTATAGATTTCTTCTAAGGCAACCGACAAACGCTTGTGATTCAGTTCTATTCCGCAAAATCGCTTTCCTGCCGCAAACGCATAGCGTGCTACAAGACCGCGTCCCATACAGAGATCGCCAATACAAGTGTACTTCTCGTTTTCGCACACCCACTGGATGATGTATTCCTCGTCCATGCCGTCGAGCTTTGGCTTGCCGGTGTGGTCGGAGCCTCGGACGACGTAACAGTGGTTTTTCGGGTTGTGGTAATAGCTACTGTTATAAAATGTGACGTTTCGGTATAAGGCACGCATTTTCAATATAAAATCAGCCAGATAGTCCTTCCCGATTTCCAGATAACAGACTTTTGGCATGATCTCTTCCACGCACTCAAAAAGGCGCAAATAAAAGGCCGTGTAGTCCTCCTGTGGCCGGGGAAGCCCTGCCTTAGTATAAAAGGAGGTCATATTACCCTGCGTCCACGGGGGGTCAACAAAAATACAATCCGCGCGATGCATGAAAGCTGGAAGAGGATCAAATAAACTCCCTGTTTTAAGTCGGCTACCATTCTCGAATACGGCCGTCCCTGTCTGGATCGGATGCCGCTCGAACGCGCCGCCGTAATCCCACTTATTCATCATCGGGCACCTCCACCATCTCCCAAGACTTGGAGTATACCTGATTTTTAAACAGTTCCGCGATGCCCGTTACCTGTTTCAAGCGTAAAACCTCGTCCAAAGGCATACCGAGATGTTGCGAGATTTCATCGTCGGCCACGCCGTGCTCCACCAGTTTTTGCACAAGATCGCCCATAAGCTCCACCTGATGAACGCCGCGTGCCCGGTTGAATTGCACGGTCGCCGCCATGCGCTGCGCAATATCGTGATCCAGGACAACGACAGGGATACAATCAGCCTCCAGATAATCACGGAAAAGCAGGTAGCGATGGAAACCGTCTATGACGACATACTTATCCAGTATGTCGTCATAGATGGTGACAACCGGAAAACAAAAGCCATTGTCAAGGATGGATTGCAATAAAAGCTGCATATTCGAATCGCTTACATGGTTGGGGTTATAATCGTTCGCAACAACCTGTTCAATGGGAACGATTTTAGGATGCATACATGGAAAGGTAACGATTCCTTTTTTTGTTTTGATTTTATCGATCAAAGCAATTCCCTCCATTTGCGGATCGTGGCCTCGCGCGGATCTTCCTGATTTTTGACAGGAAGATTATTCTCATAATCATTCAATATCAGTTGACGGCACTCCTGACGAGCCACATAGTCGTTATCGAGATACCGCGCGAACCTTTTTTCAAAGATGGCTTTTTTATTCTCGTCGGGATAGGTTGCGAGCAAGAAATCGCGGTACTCCCTCCACGTTTTATAATTCTTCGGCAGCTTGCGCACGCGGAGCATACGCGGATCTTTGCCGTACAAATGACCGACCTCGATGCCTTTTACCCGTTTGACCAGCTTATCATAGGTTTTTGGCTCAAACTCGGGCAGTTCCACCAGTGCCCGGAAGGATTTTTCATGTACAAGGGATGATACCCGGATTTCCGCCTGATGCATCCCCTTTTTGTGCTGGTAATCGTAAATTTTGCTATAACGGATTTGATTGTCGTAAATGTATTTCCAAATGTCGTGAAAATTCCAATCGTAAATCGGGTAAAAGGCGGCGCTGCCCTCTGCCCGCGCAATCTTGGTGCTCCAAAAACAGTCTTTATAACCCGGATTCTTGGCAACGGCCCGGAACCGATTCATGCTTTCAGTGGCACGCAGACCGACCAAAAATGCGGTGTGAGGGCGCGAAGCCTGAAAATTTTCTAACACATCGTAAAATCCAAAGCCTTTATTTTTATCCCGCACTGTCTGCTTTTCCCGATCCCACGGGATATGCTGGATAGAGTAGGGCACCTTGGGACGCATCCAAAGATTATGCTTACCCGGCTCCCAGCAAATGAGCTGTCCCTCTTCATAGGAGGTGGCATTCGTCAGATGAAAAGGAAACTGGAACCAAAGGCGGGTTGTGTTTTCCGGGTAGAGGTTCATCAGCCACGTCACCTGCTCGATGGTGCTTTGATAAACAACTTCTTCATCTAAAAAAAATACGCCAATTTTTCGGTCGCGCCTGCGGGCCTCCTGCAAGGCGAGCCAGCAAAGCACGGTACTGTCCTTTCCACCGCTGATGGATACGATGATGTTTTCAAATTCATCAAAGATGTATGAGATTCGCCGTTTGGCTGCCTCATCAACCGTTTCCGGCATATATACCTGCTTGAGCATAAAAATCCTCCAATTGCTGCCTCCACTCTTCAAATGAGCCGATATAAAACTGATCCACGCTCAGCCCGGTGGACAGAAAGGAAAGCGACGTCATCCCCGTGCGGCGGAGGAAGTCATTCATATCCATGCGTCGATGGGGGAAATCGAGCATGATATACCGATGTCCCGGCTCCGCCTTGGGGAATGTCGTGACGTTGGGGCGGGAAAACCGCGCGTTGCGAGCCACGTATTCCCGTTCCGGCTCAATCATGGGGCGCTTCCAGCGCCCGCAGAAAACATGGAGCTGCCGGGGAACAGTGTCGGGGTCTTTGTTCCCCAAATTGTCAAACAGCTCTTCCTTTTTCCTTTCGTACTCTTCCTGCGCATCATCGGGCAGCGGAACGGTTTGTACATTCAACTGATAGTGGTGGGGCTGGCACAAAATGTCCCCCTCCTCCAAAAACGCTGACTGGAACCCGAAGCCTTTGTGCTTAGATTTGGTATCAAAATCCAGAAGGATCATGAAATCATTGGCCCCCTCCACAAAAGGAAGATATTCAAAAACCATTGTGTGCCCGCATTGGTTGAGATAATGCCGCAGGCAGTTATAGGTAAGGTCGTTGCGGTTGCGCGTGCGCATAAATTCATTGACAACCAATAAATGATCCGGGCCGATCTCTTCTAGTAAGGGGTAAAATGTGCGGTACATAATCACCTCGTTGTACTCGATCTGCCGGATCGGCACGTCTCCAAGGTCAGGCAGATCGAGCATAAATTTTGGAGGAGAAAACACAATTACGGTTTTAACAGGATGGGTTTGAACATATTTGTTGATTTCCGTTTTCTTTTGGTTTTCTGTTAGCCCGATCCGTATCATCTTTTAAATCATCCTTTCCAGCAAGCCAAGAAATCACATTTTTTGAATGTAGCATACTTCTGAATTCGTGAGCCATATTTTCCTTGCGGTTCACGCACAATAAAATCCGTTCGTCGATTTTGCTGAACGCGCAAATATCAATGATAATGACGGGATTTTTTTGCTCCGATCGATGCATCCTGTCCTCGGCCTGCTCGCGTGTCGCCCAATCCCAATCATTGTTGTAAAATATCATGTAGTGGCAGTATTGTAGATTGAGGCTAAAGCCCGCGCAGCCCTTGTTCGCAATCAGGAAGCGGACGGAGCCCTCGAATCTTTCCAGTTCCCGCGCCCTTTTCTTTCCTCTTTTTCCGCCATAGCATAGGGCGATACTTTCTCCGCGCGCTTGCAGCACCTTGGCAATGTCGAGGATTTCATGTGTGTACTTGCACCACACGACCGCTTTTTCTCCGCGCGGCACATAGGCGTCAATCGCCTTTAGCAGTGCCTGAATGCGCGGGTTGTCCTCGGGGTTTAAAAACATGGGATAGTGCCACATGGGGAGCCGCGCGGGCGTGGCGATAAACTGGCCGCTCGTAACCTGCTGCAAAGCATTAAAGGTACGGTAGATCAAGGGAGATTCCGGGTTATCGTACAAGGCTTCCAGCGAGAGAAAATCGTCCCTCACGCGGCAGTATTCTTTTTCCTGATCCTCCGTGAGAGCGAACCATTGCGTTGCATATTGCTTGGGGGGAAGGTCGAGGACTTCTTCTTTTGTAATTTGAACGGTATATGGTGCGATCTTATCCGTCAAATACTCCGGGTGGAGCACACGGCGGACTTTATGTTTGTATATCTCGTCATACTCCAAGTGGTTGGCCGCAAAACTCCAATAAGAGCGGTAGCCCAAAATCCGCCAGTCAAGGATGTACCACTGAGAAAACAAATCCGCATAATTTTTGGAAACCGGCGTGCCGTTGAGCAGCACCCGGTATGGGCAGCGCTCGGCAAGGCGGGTAATGTGGATGGAGCGCAGCGCGCGCGGGTTTTTAACCAGCAGGCTTTCGTCTACCACCAAAAAGCAGCGGAAGAGGGAAGCAAGGCGCAAAAGACGGCGATTTTCCCGCACGCTCGTAGAGAGCGTCTCTATGCCGCAGAGGGTGATGACCGACTCCCAGCCCTCAGTGTGCTTATCAAAGTCCTCCCGTAGGTTGCGTTTAACGGTTTCGGAGGTAGGGCAAAGCCAGATCACACGGTCGATTTTACCGGCAGTGAGGCGGCGCTGGGCTAACTCCAGCGCTACCCTGGTTTTGCCCGTGCCCATATCCAAGTATAGTGCGCCAACCCTTAAATTGGAGAGTTTGTCGGCTGCCTTGCGTTGGTAATCATAGAGGGTCGTTTTCAAGTGCATAACATATCATCAACCAATCAAATCCGCCAGCACTTCGGAGCTGGATTGCAAAATCTCAGCGAGCTTATCCCGCTCCTCTGGAATAACCGGTTTTGCGGGTTGGGCGGGAATTTCTGCATCGCGGGCAGCGTTCGCAATGGCCTGCACCTTTTCAGACAGGTTAAAGTCGTAGATATAGGCAAAATCTTTGATCTCTCTCCAATGAACAGCGGGGACGACCACGCCTCCGGCATCACGCCGATATTTCGCGCCCGGAAGTTCCATGGCTGATCTATAAAAATCCTTATCATCACGATCCCACTGAATTACATAATCGTCGTTTTTGGCCGCTTTGATCCAACGGCGGCATTCCTTCTTATATTCTGCGGATTCCGCGAGGCTGCGTACATTGGCATCTGCGCACATCACGATAAATCCTGACCGGAGCAGGGTGTTGACTAATTCGGCCGCACGATCCTCTGCGCGTCCGGAAAATTGTGAGCATATACGCACCCACGCGCGATGCTCACCATCCCAATCAAAATGCAGCTTTTTGACGACGGAGCGAAATGATTCATCCTTTTTATACTTCGCGCACACCCGGTCGGGTTCCGCGATGACTTCCACCGCGTCGTCGTGGGCCGGATGTTCCGGCACCATCGTTGCATCGCGCCGTATTTCCTGTGGTATATCAGGCGCTTCGACCTCCCGCATCGCTTCGTATGAACGGCTCACAAAGATAAGCCAGCGCGGGCTATACATTCCTTCGCGGTTATCAATATAAAACCGTGAATCCGTGACAACGGCAAACATTTCCCGACAAAGCTCTATAGTCTCGTGGCGTTGCTGAATAAGCTGGGACGCCTGTTTGGGATTCGCTGCAAGTGCAATATCGTTATCTCCTTGCAGAATCACTCTCTCTAAGAGATCGATACCGGCATTTCTGATTTTTTCAGCCCAAGCGGTTTGCTTTGGAGATCCTTCCAGATCGGGGAGACAATACTCCTCCTTTCGCATGGCGAGCAATACCGCCCGATCCCGTTTCATTTGTTCGGCGTAGCAAGTCGGGCAAATCCCTTGTTCTTCGCACCATTTGCGTTTACGCTCCTGTTCCTCGCTCTTTCCATACAGGGTTACATGGGCTTTGTGCCCGCAACTATATACCACACGGGTTTCATGTTTTCGAATACTCATTTTTGACACCTCAAATGCGCTTCAATTTATTCGATTTCTTCTCCAATAACAGCGGTATAATATTATGTTTGCATTATATATTCTGTAGTATATATAGTCAAGAGATTATATGATATATTGCACAAAATATTATGGTTTTTACGGTGCAAAAAACGAAGCCTCCCCATGCTCTAAATCAAGATATCATGGCGGGCGCTCTTGTTGTTTCTATAAAATAATATTATTGCTATAATATTATTGTCATGTAGTGGTTGTGCTTTTCTCTGTTCTGTATAGCTATGAATGTGGTAATAAAATGATAAAACTCAGTATTTATACCATTTAAGAAAAATTTTAATTCAGATCGGTCAATAAAACGCTCTTTTAAATCGTTTATTTGGTGAGGGACGGGAGCGAGGCGGTAAAATGTGAACAATTATGAAATGGGTCAGCTATTGACCCGTATACAAGAAGGTGATATTAGCGCCTACGAGGTGTTGTACAGCAACACCTATACTTTGGTGTGCTCCGTCGCATACTCTGTCCTTCACGACCAGTCCGCCGCAGAAGATATTGCACAAAACGTATTTTCCACGATCTGGAACCATAAAACCGCCTATCAACACAGCCGAAACCCTAATGCTTGGCTGTATACCCTCGCTCACAATGCTGCAGTGGATTATGTCAAAAGCAGAAAACATGAACTTAGCGTCGAGGAACCGTTGCTCCTATCTTCTCACGATACGGAAACCCCTGAAAATACTGTGATAGCAAGCGAACGAATTGAACAGCTCTTTGCGGTGTTGACCGAACCAGAAAGGAAAATCCTGGTGCTGCATCTGGTGGTGGGTCTCAAACACCGGGAGATCGCCAAAATGCTGAACCTGCCGCTGGGTACGGTTTTGAGCAAATACCAAAACAGCCTGCGGAAAATGCGCCAACACGATGAGAAGGATGCGTGATCCGAATGAAAAAATGGGAAAAAGCCCTGCAACAAGAACTAAAGAAAGAATTTCGGGAGGCTTTCCCGCCGCCTGTTCCGGATGCGCCGCCTGCCGCCGTCGAAGAGGTGCGGGTTCGGAAATCCCCGGTGAAATGGCTGGCCCCCGCCCTGGTCGCCGCTTTCGTCTTTTGCCTTGTCCTTCCCCTTCTGCTGCGTCAAACCGGCCTGCCGGTCGTCCAGCCCCCCGCCTCGGAGCAGCCCGTTCCAGGAGACAGCACCTCCGTTCCTTCTCCCTCGTCCAGCGGATCCACGTCTAATCCCAACGCCTCGGCGGTGGAAATCCCCTCCGGCCCCGTACCGGAAAGCAATCCGAATCTGGGGATAGAAACTGTCACGCTGACACAGGCGCAGGCCGCCCTCGGCTTGGCTCTAAAGGAACCAGCCGGCTGTACTCTACGCAGCCTCGTCCTTTATCGTAAAATGCAGGGAGTGTGCTATACGCTGGAGCTGGACGGCCAGGAAATCGGCGCCGTGACAATCGGAAAAGGCGAGACGGCTATTGATACGGCCAAATATCAGCCGGTGGAAAGCAGCCGCTACCCCTTTTATACCGGCTATGACAGCCAGCAGCTTGCTTGGACGAACACCGGTATCTTACTGAACTGGAAGGGTGTTCACTACCACGGCGTATTTCATGGCCTGACGGAAGCGCAGATGCTTTCGATTATGGAATCGCTGATCGTGTCCTGACGCCCTTTGTCCGGCAAGAACAAAGGAGAAAGGAAATGTGACGACCAAAAAGAAATACACACGTCTGGCGGCGCTGCTGGCAGCCCTGCTTGTGGCGCTGACGGCCTGCGGAGCGCAGACAGAGAATACAGCCGTTCCCGCTTCCGTGAGTACCGGCGAGCCGATCACCACCGCCCTGTCCACCCCCCTTCTCACCACCGCCGTTTTTAC